CTCGTGGGCTCGGAGATGTGTATAAGAGACAGAGCGCGTTCTGCTTTTCCAGCAGCAGCAATTGCACTTGCTTGGGCTAAGCCACTAAATAATCCTAAAACCGCCATAACCATTAGAAGATAACCTCCGATACAAATCCATTAACCTGCATTGTTAAAGGATCATCTTGTTCAATTGTTACTTTAGGATCACGCCCATATCCAAGTAACCTTACTTCTTTTTTTCCAGTAAAACTTGTCTCCAAGTTTATTGGCTTTGTGTTGACCTTTATTGATCGAGTATTTTTTATATCAACAACAATGTTCGTAATACCGCGCAACATCCCTGTAAGCGGTCCAGAAGCGCCAGTTGCATCTATTGGATTAGAAATAATCTTAGCAGTAAACTTCTTGCCAACATAAGCATGAGTAAAGCCAGCAGTAGAATACGCAGATAAATCAACAGCACCAGAAGCAACAGTAAACTCACCTAGATACGATAAAACTGATCCATCAGTTGCAACAACATCAACAGTAACTCCATCTGCATACGCAGCACTGACAGTAACTGAGTTAGCACTAATTGCTCCATATATATATGAGTCAAGACCAACATCACCTTCAAATTCACAAAGCATTAGTTTGTCATTAGCATCATAGATATTTACAAACATTCTATTACCAATAGAAATAACAGAATCAAATCTTCCATTTGTGGTGAACTGAACCCAAGAAGCTCTTTTCTCTGCTCTGTTTGATGTAAATATTGCAGCCGTGCCATCAGTCATTGAAACAAGTGCATAAGAATCTGGCTGACTAAAACCACTTTGCACAACAGACATAAAGATAGGCGTATTGATTAAATGAGAAGAAATAGATGATACGGCAGTTGATGCATATGCATCTTCTGAATCTGTAAATAAATATTCACGAACAACACGACCACTTGCTTGAGCAAAAACAGTAGAACCATCAATCAAAACTGGTTTAACAAAAGCTGATCCATATGGAGTTTGCTCTCGTATCTGTGCATTTGTTGGTGTAATTGCTTGGTTCAAATATGTAGGTACATACAATTCACCAGTACCAGCAAATACTTGTAAGTCACGGCTAGAAAGTAAGTACCTGATTTCATGTACATCACCAGTTGCAGCGGTCAGCTTAATAGCCTCATTGTCTTGAGCCGTACCAACATCGTGATTAAAATATTCACCAACCTCACTCATAAATAAAGAATCAGGCTCGGCAAGCGTTCCACCAAAAACAAGTCTGTTTTCATGGAATGCAACAGCAGCAGGGTATCCACGCTTGGCAGACCAAGATTGTTCATCCCAATCTAGTGTTGGTGCATGAGTTGCTATTTTTGGAAACCCACCACCATCTTCAGAAGAGTTTGCTGTTGCGCCAGCAGTAAAGTTATAAGTGTTGTCATCTATAATATTAGCAACAGTTCTTGCGCCATTTATACTCGCTGCATTAATCCCACCGACAGCACTTGCATCCGATATAGTAATAGATTCACCGCCACCATAACCATGATTAAGCTGAGTAACCTCAACCAAATTACTACCATCATTCGCTCTAAGAGGATTTGCTACCGATAACCTAACGGTCAAAGTATCAACAACATTACCTGTTGCCTGAGTAGAAGATTGAACACTTGTTATTTCAATTTCATTGCCACCATACCTAACAACAACACCAACATGCAAAGAGTCAGGATAGTTTCCTCCGCTTTGAGATCCAGTCGTATCCCAATACGCAGAGCTAGTTGTTAAAGTTATGCCTGTTCCACTGGTTGCAGAAGGATCAAGAGTAACTCCAACATTTTGATATTTTGTATATGGTTGGTAAATTTGCTTGTTATCTGCACGTTCATCAAATGTATAAGTGCTAATTTCAAAAGTAGTTAAAGAGGTTCTAGTCAACAACCTTGGAGCAAATAAAGGATGACAAATAAACATTACATCACCCATTTGTGCAATGGTATATTGATTTAAATAATCTTTATCAAATGGAAGGGTATTTGCACTTACATCTTGGGTAAGTGTTGCAACCAAAGAAAGCGTTCCATCTAATCTAAAACATCTTACTTTCTGATGTTCTAAAGATATAATATATTGCTCATTATTATCAAAAATAAAATCAACTAGATGAGATTGGATTGGATTATCTGCATCATAAGTTATGGAATAATCATATATATGCTTTAAGCCTAATCTCTTCTTAGCGCTGCCTTCAACTGTAATAATCATGTTCTCAACTTTTTGAGCAGAGCCAGTATAAATAGCAGTATCAGTCCGCATAACTAAAGAATCGCTGACCTCACCAAATTGAAAACTGTTTTGAGGAATACGAGCCTTTTGCATTAACTGCGCCTTTGTGCAATGAACCTTGTTGTTTTAAGCTTCCTAGTTGTTTGAGCTTGAGAATCTAGTCTGCGAGCTTTGATAAGCTGAATTTGCGCTTGTTGATCCATTGCGGCAGAAAGAGATGCATCACGTGCAAGAGACAACGCAAAAACAGACGCAACAGAAAACTCAACACCAAGAGTAAAGTATGGTGCCCAAGATGATTCTGACGCTCTGTAAATATAATCTGCAATTACTTCATCAGCAGCAACAGCATTGTTGTAAATCTTATCCTCATAGGTATCAAACTCTATAGGTAGATCTTGAACAGTAATGCTGTTTATCATTAAAGAATCAGAGGGAAGTTGGTATGCAGAATCCCATCTTCCAATCGGAACATCAGCAAGTCTGTTTAATTGAAATTGCTTTGTTGCAAATCTCCAACGACTGCTTGTAAGTGCCGCGCGCACAATATCTTCATACACAGCATCAGCTAGGTCTGACTCTGTTGTGCCATCAGTAAACGACTGAATGGGATCACCTCCAATAAGCATGGAGGCGCGCGAACATATCTTTATTGCTGTATTTGCATAATCAGGCATATGAGTATGGGGGCATTAGCCCCCATCCTTCTTATTAATCGCCATCTGTTTCTGCAACTGCCGTACCATCAGATACGTCAACAACAGAACCAGTGTTTGACAAAACGGTGCAGAAGTTGGTTGTCGGAACATTAGTATCCCGAACAACAATTAGATCACGAACAGCAAGCATGTTTGCTGCATCGTTAAAATAACCTGCTGTGTTTACATCAGCAATTGCATCTGCCGATGTGTACATCCACAAGCTTCCGTTTGAATCACCGCCAACACGAGTAAGATTTGCTGCACTAAAAGCCATTGCTCATCTCCTATGTATTGTTGTCTAAGAGTTCATAGACACCGTTGTCATCAATAACAACTGCGCCCATAGACATCATAGATGTTGCAAGGTGTGATACTTTTTCAGCCACATAGTTGACCTCAGTTTGAACATCAGCATTGATGCCCAAGCCAACAGCGCTTGTATGGTAGCACATGCTCTTACCAGCCGCGACAGCAGACGTTGAAAAGATCTTGAATCCAAGAAACTCTTTCATTGTCATACCACCAGCGTAAGGCAAGTTTTGCTGCCCAACAAAGTCAGATGATGCAAACTCGGTGATTGCAAAAAGATCAGCATAACCTTTCGGGTGCATTGCAATGTAGCGTTGTCCATCTTCTGGAACATCGGCAGAACCAAATGTTTCAAATACAGCAAGCAGGTCTGCTTTTTCTACGGCAGAACTAGTATCGTGAATTTGAGTTGAGTTCGCACCTGAGTCCATAGCTGTAATCAAGAGGCTATCAGTTTTGCGACCAAGGGCAGCAGCAGCAGATTGTGCTACAGCTTGACGCTCATTGATATTGATCTTGAGTTCATCCAGCTTGTCAATGTACTCGGCTGCATAGTAATCAGCCATTGTCGCTTCCACATTCGTGTGTGCAAGATCCATTGGAGTTACATTACCATTGCGTGATTTGGTAGTTGCTTCCGCAGTACCAATTTTTTGGAATCGTACAGTTGAACCAGTTACATTGGCAGTCCGCACAGTGTTCCGTAGCTTGGAACCCATACGCTGATACGCCAAATGAACCTCGGTTTCGAACTGTTTGATAAAGGCTGTGTCGATTGTATTAGCCATTTCAGTCCTCGTTGAAGTTTCGGGTTACTACAGGTATCCGCTACTTCACTTCAACAAGGGTATCCTCACGGGCCTTTCAGTGCATCGCGGGCTGCGATGCGCCATCATAAACATTTTTTTTGTTTGGATTGCAACGCACAAAATCAATATACCTATTTCCGTTGAATATCGTCTCACCAACAACCTCGAACCCAAGCCAAGACGCCCATTGCAACATATCACCATGCTTTGCCAGTATTGTCATAGACATACCCGATTGCGTCTTGTCAAAAAAGTTTACTAGCATTTTTGAGCCGCGCGCCAAAACATGAAAGTTTTGTCGTATAGTGTCCGAAAACATTGCAAACATTTGAGGCCATTGACCATCATCTTCAAATAAAAGACCGCCAACAAATATTATTGGGCCATCTTCCATCCTTACAATATAAGCTTCAGCTATGTCTGGTAAATCTTGCAGAGCATCTTTTGGCCCTTCATATCCTAAAAAACTTAGCTCTTCTACATTCTCAATAGATAAGACTTCTATAACTTCTTCGAGATGTTTATTGGTATAAGGGGTAAGATAATACTTACCCCTTTGCATAACTCTAACCTCTGTAGATTCGTTGGAATCCTTCTGCAACTTGCTTGTGGAAATGGGGATCGCGGTCTTTCCAGTATCTTGGGTCATTCATCATCTCCCTTAAATCAGCTTCACTCATCTCAGATGCAGATGTTGTTTCCCCTGAGAATGAACCATCCTTCATTGCGTCCATCATTGCTTCTAATGCTAAGATACCCTCATGGCTCTCACACATTCTTTCAATTGCAGGGATCGCACTTTCTGGAAAAAACTTATTGGCAAACATTGATGCCGCATTAATTCTTGCTTCAGCATTATCTCCAAGCTTTGCAAATTCCGCGTCAAGATCTGGCTGATTGGACATTGCTGAGTTTGCATACATTTCTATGCCACGCGCAAACTCTTCCTGACTATATCCATTCTCAAACGCATGTTCCGACCACCAGCGCAAAAGCTCGTTATCAACAGCTTCATCTTGATTTATAATATCTGGTAGCTGATAATCACCAGCGGAATTAGGACGATCAGAAAAAGCCTCAGACTGTATCTCTTCCATAATCTGATTGCGTATTTCTTCATCACGGCTCCCAAGTTTAGACTCAAGCTCTTTATAAGCCTTTGCCAAATCTTCCCCCGTTTTGTATTTCTCAGGCAACCATTCAGGACGGGCTGGCGCTGCGGCCTGATCTACATCTTCCTGAGTTACAAAATCACGACCATCAGCTTCCGCTACAGCAACTGCTTCTTCTTCACTCATTTTGTTTTGCTCCTATGTGCATGTGCAATACGTTGCTCAATCATAGCAACCAAATACCTCTGACCTTCAAGGTGGCGAAGCTCTTCTGTAGAAATATTAGGGCCATTAACCAATTCAATAGTTACTGACCTTAGATACCTAAGAACTTCCTGACCTGTTGGACTGGAAAATATTTGTGCAACATTCTTGCTTATCTCAACATCCCGTTCAGATTTGCGTTGGATACCATCTATCCCAATATTAACTCTGTTGCTCAATTGGCATCATTCCCTGTTGTGCCATTTGCTGTTGCGCCATTTGTTGCGCAGCTTGTGCTATCTGTCTACGCTGTTCTTCATCACGAATCAAGCTTTCTGGCACACCAAATTTTCTTGCAAGATATATTGCAGTCTGCTCACCATCAATAAGAAGCTGCAACATCTCAGGACCAAAACCATTTCCAATAAGCTCAAGATAGCGCGCAACAACAGATATGTCTTGATTTGCTTGAGCTTGAGCCAAAGGAGATACCGCGCGTACTTTTATTTCACGACCATTAACTGTTGGTATTTCAATGCGGCCCTGTTTCTTTAGAATATAAACAACACGTTGAAGAACAGGCTGAACCAACTCAGCTTGAAGTCTACCAAACGATGCACCCATTCTCCGAGATAAATCTGCCTGACGCTCTGCAATCTCTGTTGCTGTTGCTGGCGTTCTATCAGGATTGCCAAGCATATCATTGTAAAGAGCGCGCTTAATATTCAATCGCATGTCACTAAGAACAAGCTGCGCAACATCAAAACGTCCAGCAGCTTGAATAGGTTGCAAGCCAGCCGAACCCATAGCCTTTGGTATTATAGTCCCTGGAACTAAGTTAATAGTGTCAGGGTTAATAACGCCATCATCTTCCATTTGATAGATGCCAGAAATAGACATCTGAGCATTTTCAAGAATAAGCTGAATCGTTAGGTTTGTTGTTTTAATAGAACTCAATGCATTGATAAGTGGCCCCCTGCCATATATCTCACCAGCGCACTTAGACCATCTAAAGCAAATAAACGGATTCGATCCAACACCGCTCATTTCTTTATAATGCAGTATAGTTTCAGTGGTCATGCATATTGCATAGTGCAAATATGCTTCTTCATTTTTCTTTGAGTAATCACGGCAGACAACTTCAAGAACTGTTGTCTCACGATTACTTCCCATTTGAGAAGTTACCTTTGGGTCCAATACAGATTTAGGATACATCAAAGGAATGTGATCAAACTTTACCTTCTTTCTCTCTCGGTAAACATGATCGATTCTATCGTCGGGGCCAGTATCAAGTACAACATGGGGTAAGGGAATTGCAGAAAAGTTTACTGGGTTTAGTGAGTCACCTTCCTCAACGCACAAAATACCAGTCCCGACAGCCAAGTCCATAAAGGATTCATGGACCTCTTGGCTAAAATTAGAGTTTTGAAGTATTTCAAAAACATACTCTGTTACTTCATCAAGCTCATTATCAACAGCTTCCCGCTCTTGAGGATCAACCTCAGATCCAGAAACAAAGTCAGCCCAACGCGCATAGTTGGGAACTATGCCAGATTGTAATCTGCTTGCAAACTCTTGAGTGCCAACAACGGCAGTTTCATCAAAGATCTTCTCATCACGCCTTTGACCATGCTCTTCGTAATAAAAAGATTCACGCTGCGGCAAAGCATATTCATAGCACTCTTCAAACAGAGAAACCCATTGCTCTCGAAACGCCTTCGCTGTTCGATACTTTTCTATATAATGCTTTGCCATATTCATTAGTCAAAACGCCCCAAGAAACCAGAAGAACCACCAGCACCACGCATTCCTGTTCCTCTATAGAAAAGAGAACGGCGTCCAGTGCCGCCACGTCTGCCTTCATCAGCAGTGCGCTTTTCTAATGCTTCCGTTATATCTTCACGTTTTTTCTTTGCGCGCTTTTCAGCTTCTTCACGCTGAGTATCTTCAGCCTCTACGCGCTGTTCAGCCGCAGCTTTTTCTTCTTTTTCACTAGGGCCACCGCCCCCACCACCAAAACACATAGCAAATCTCCTTTCAAACCTTCCTATTCACAAAGCCAAAATAAAATCAACGCACAAATTGAAAGCGAGGGGATTTCTTAGGCCGTGAAAAAAGATCAAACTTCCTTCCAGCAACAACTGTTCTTGCTGGTTTTTGCGTGTTCATTAGCGCGCGTCCTTCACCCGCACCAAGAAAAAGATACTGTGCAGCATCGTGAACATGAGAGAACATATTCTTGTCTGGTTTATCAGCATAACGCTCACCAGCAACTTCCATTCTCTTATAGGCATACCCACCCTCAAAACCTTTAATAAGTTGAGGGCAACGCCTGTCAATTAAAAATGCTGGCTTACCTTCAACCATTTTGGTCAACAGGGAAGAAACCGCCTCAAGCCGAAGGTCAACAGAGTTGGAAGGCGCAGGGAACGCCCTCAAGCCAGCACCGCGCAGAATGTGAAAGGGTGTAGATTCATCAGTCTGCGCTCTAAAATCACCAGAGGGATCTCCATAAATTATAACCTCGGATGCTACAGCAAACCGTGTTGATAATTCATTTCTAAGAACCTCGGCAAAACGTACAATCCCCATATCAATAGCAACAATTTCAGATTGAACAAGCCATCGTCCGCGTACCTTTTGCGCAAATACAGCAGCAGGTGTCAATCCAAAGTCTATACCAACATAAACAGGAAGCTGCGCCGCAACAGGTATTTCTTCTTTTGCTATATGAACATCTGAAGCAAACATCGGATATACTGGCTTTCCATCTTGAATGTGGCCCAAGCGGTTCATCACATATACATCAATCCAGCTTTTTGTCTTACCGCGTATTAGGTTTGAATAATAACCGCGAAGAATGTTTTTCTGGTTCTCCGCTTTGGGATTATCCTTGTAATCCTCTATTTCACCTTGTTCATTTTTAGATTCGAGCATTCCAGCAGGTTGGGTGTAAAAACTCCAATTGTCTGGCTTGACCAACATCTTAGCTTGCTCACGCGGTATATGATCTGGGATTGGAACCTCACCAGACATGATAGGCCACCAATGATCTTCTTCGGGCGCGTTGGTATCGGCAATAACGCCAGTCCAAGAAGGACCGCCATCACGCATAGAAGGATAACGCCCAACACGCATCGTACAGGCATCAATAATCGACTTAGGAATCTCTCGCGCCTCGTTGATCCATATACCTGTGAGTTCAAGAGAAAGGAGTTTCTTAACATCCTCAGGGCGGTCAAGAGCCAAGAAAATAACTTCAAGATCAATGTCTCCCTTTCTAATATGGTGCGTGTATGGCACTGACCAATGGAACTTGCCCCAATCAGATTCTGGAAACCAATCAAGCCAAGTCTTTATTGTTGTTGTTCTAAGTTGCGGATTGGTGTTTCGGATAATAGCCCATCGACTTTTGCGTATTCCGTCTGGTCCTTTCTGTTGAACAAGCGCGCGCCGAAAAACCTCAACACAACAGCCAACAGATTTGCCAGAACCAACAGGGCCACGAATACCACGAAAGAACGTATTGTCTTTCATAAAATCTTTTAGCACCTCGCCATCAGGCTTGTACTTAAAGTCAATCATCTTAACCCCTGATCAACCCCTGTTTTAATCATGCATTCCGCAACATCAGGACCGATGTTGTCAATAACATTATCAAGCATATAGTTTGTAACATAAGACGCGCCATGCTTCTCGTCAAAATGTTGAAAGTGAACACGCTTAACAATACGGCGCAACATCTCCAACTCTTCTTGCTTTAAGCTGTTTACAAAGCTCACTTCTTACCCCTAGCAGCCATCTCTTGAAACCGCTTCTTGCCATACTTCTTTCTGCCAATTGCAGCCGCAAGAGCCTTTGGATCTTTAACATCTTTCTTTTCTAACTCTCGCACTAGCAAAGAAAAGCGTTTACCAGTTCCTAGTTTCGGCTTTTTCATGTTCTATACTTCCTTACCTTCCGAGCAATCGCTTTCGGTTGAGCCACAAACTGCTTACCCTTTGCCTTACCCTCTCGTTTAGCTCTGGTTGTAGCTGCATATTCAGAAGAACTAAGAGCAGCAATAGCCGCGCTAGGTAAGTACCGCTCACCAGTCTCACTAGACTTCTTGCCAGACTTGGTTCGCCACTTCTGCTTTCCCCAATCCAGCAAAGATTTCTGAGAAGGTTTCAAGTATAACCTCCACCACGCTTCTTGTATTCCTTCGCAAGCAACTGCGCCTTCCGCGCCGACCACTGACCCGCACCAGTGCCATGAGTTGCCTTCGCCTTAATCCTACGAAATAAAGACTTCCTCATCTCAGGTTTAGTATAATTGCCAGCTTCATTTACCGCCATTGATATACTTACCTTCCATGTCCCACTTCCGCTCTATCCGCTTGGCT